GAAAAGAATCAGCACTCCCAGGATCTGCTCCTCCGAGATCGGCTTGCCTAGCAGGTCGTTTGCAACTACAGCTAACACACCTGCCACACCCATTAGAAACTTCCTGCTCTGTAGCAGGAGCTTGATTGCATTCATCATCAGTCATCCTCACCTGAGTTCAGGGACTTGAGGTATGGATTGTCATCCTCCTCATCATGGCTCTCAACACGGATAGAGGCACCCGTGACAATTGCCATATACTCATCAGCCATTGCCTTCACTTCGCTCATATCCTCTTCCTTGACGAGGCCCTGAATGTCGTGAAGTTCACTGCGGAAGCTCGCGATCGCTTTGGCAGAACCAAGAGCAGAGGGCTTCAGCTTGACGGAGGACTTGCTGTAGTCAGGGTATTCTCCGTTCATGCTCTTCTCAATCTTGAAGTCGTGACCAGACTCAGGATCAAGCATGAAGATACCGCTCTCGTCGAGTTCGAGGAGATCAGCGATGATCTTGTCCATCAGCTTCTTGCCGACAGAAAGAATCTTGATCTCGCCCGTCGAGCGGGAGAGTGCGTTCATGTAGAACCTGGGTTGTGGCTTGATCTTCATCGCCATCTCAGAGAACTTGCTACGCTGACCCTTGGGGAGGTTCAGAGCGTTGTGCATCTTCCAGATAGCGAAGTAAGCATCACACAGCGGGCAAGGCTTGTTGTGCGTCTTGAGGCAGTGAACGTTCTTAACGCTATTGCCCTGCGGGATGCGGTGAATCTTCGTCTCAGCGAAGAATCGTTCTTGTTCGTCCGCTCCAGGAAGGATGCGGACATCGTTGGGACCAACATTCAGTTGGAGATACTTCTCCAGGAAGTCGGTGTTCGTCGGAGCTTCGCCCCGAAGTTCTTGGTGCTTCTTACGCAGATAGTCGAGTGATACCATGTGTTCTCCTTGTGGTTCTAGTGCAGACTCGTATTATAGACCGACTCAAGCCAAATCTCAAGCCGTATACAGTTTCTTTTCGTTTCTTGTGTTCGCGGAAATCTGAATGACCATGTCCTTCTTGTATTCGATGGTGGTCAGCAGATTTCTCATAGTATTGTATTTAGTAGTTGCTTCGATGAAATCAACTCTCTTTTCGATATAATCAGCAGAGCAGATCACCTCAGCATCCAGAGTCTTCTCTGTGATCTTGGCTCCCTGCTTCTTCATCGTCTCTCGAATCTCCTTACGGAGACGAGCTTCTTGTTGTTCTAGCTCTACCTCAGCTAGATCCATTCTTTCTTTTGCTTCGCTGAGGAGACAAGCAAGATAACCATAAATTGAAGGAAGTAGACTTAAAGCTACTTCTAAACCTGAATCGTCAATCGCAGCAATCTGTGCGATAATTCTCTTCAGGTTATCCTTGTGGATATCATCTAGAGTTAGTGTGTAGAAAAAGTTTGAGTTCATAGGTTAGTCTCCCCGAAGATAGACTGTAACTCTGTTAGAGAGCTAAGTCTACCATAAACATGAACTTCTTTCGAGGAGTCTCTGTAAAGTAGCTCCCCAGCCTCCACAAGCACTTCAAAGCTACTGGGGTCTCGCTTCCCGATGAGGAGGATACCAATATCCTCCTCAGGAATGTAGTAAGAGATGTTATCTAGGTAATCGGTCCAGGTTATTGTAGTTGGGTCCAAGAAGAGCCAACTAGCGTTACTTTCTGAATAAATAGAAAGTTGAGTTTTTCTACGATCCTGTGTAGTTGGTCTGTTAAATGTAAAATCAGTTTCTGACATGGTATTACGCACTCCCGTTTAGGTGCTCAAGCTTAGTCTTAATCTCTTCCATGTCTGATACAACCTCTGCATGAGCAGATTGTTTCATGACAAGAGTAGAGTAATCAATATCCATCATCACAATATAACGCTGCTTGGCATCACGAGCCTTCATAACATAGACGCGAGCTTTACCTTCCTCATATTCAGCATCAGTCTGGTTGAGACTGATTGCGAAGTCTGCGACTCGAATCTTGCCATAGGAGTCCCCTAGCTGTGCGTCCGTAATGATGGCTACCTTCTTTCCGTCACGGTTAGGCTGTGTGGCCGTCCAGACCAGAACTTCGTGCTCTACAGCCAATCCTCGTAGCTCCTCGGCGATGCGCTGCTGGGCAGCATACTCGGAGTCAATGTTGCGGACTGGTCGAAGCAGTTCTAGGTAGTCTACGAAGATCACATCAGGCTCAAAGTTCTCCATGTTCTTGAGGTTATAGAGAAGAGTCCTGATGGTCTGCACATTTGCTGCTCCTGTTGGGAACTCCTTGATGATCAGACCGCTCTCAGGGAAGTGCTTCTTGAACTTACCAAGAGTCTGCTTGAGCCCAACAGCAGCAGTAGGACCCTTGAGATCAGCACTTGGAATGCGTGAGATCACAGAGTCGAATCGTGCAGCAACCTTCTCTTCACTCATTTCTAGAGAGATGTAGAGAGCCTTCTTGTTCTGCATCATCGTGGTGACTGCTTGGTTCACGAGATATAGAGACTTACCAACACCAGGAGGAGCTACTACATAGCAGAGTTCCTTTGGTGAGTTGCCACCTTCAAGGTTTGCAGTGATGCTTTTGAGGACCGTAGGATACTTGACGATATTTCCATCTTCCTGGTTCTTATACCTATCGACCATCGTCGAGAAGTATTCCTTGCCAATGTCTACATGACGAGAGACGAGCAGAGCCTTACGGACAATCTCCTCAACTTCTTCGAGGCGCTCTTGCTCGATTAGCTCAATAGAATCACGGATAGCATCCTTGAGAGATTCACGCTTCGCGAAAGACTCAGTGATGTCCAGGTAGTATTCTGGGTTGTCTCGATACGTCTCGTCGAGAGACGCTATCTCCTCTAACTCATCTCTGATCTCAGAAAGGCTGACATTCTTAGCATTAGCCTTTGCCGTCAGTTGCTCGATGATGACATCATCATTGGGGAGCTTGTGAAACTTGCGGAAGTAATCTAGGGTAGTCTCGTAGATTAGTTGATGAACCTCAGACTCGAAGTATTCAGACTGAATGATGTTCTGAGTCTGAACGATGAAGTGTTGTTCACTCTTAGCGAGGTTGAGGATGCCTCGCTGAATATTCTCGGGGAACTTGTAGCTCATACTTGATTATATACTTTCCTGTTTACTTTTTGTAAGCCTTCTTCTCTGTATCTTCTATGAATTTTTTTGCAACTTCTCTCTTCTCAATCTTTCTTTTATCATCAACCTTTTTTATCATGCCATTCTTTGCAGCATAATCTTCATCTAAATACATTCTTTGATAATGTTGAGTTCCTCCCTGCATCCTTTGCTTTGAAGTCTCAATTGATACATTGAGAAATTCATTGGCAGTATCTTTATCCATACCATTTTTTGCGTAGCGTTCTGCTTTCGCTTGATTCGTGTAGAAGTCCATACCAAAAAACTTAAGATTGGGAACGGTCCAACACCGCTCCCCCATCTTACCACATTGCGGACATTTGGCCTTCTTGGGAGGTTTGTCCATAGACCTTTCTACCTCCCAATAGATCTCGCATGGCTCACACTCAATTCTGTAAGTAGCCATTAGCCGCAGTCACCTCCGATCTTGCAGACCTCGGCACTAGCATTCTCACTAGTGTCTGCTGCAAAACCATACTTGCGAATATTCTCCGCAGTGGTCGGGATTGCTGCTAGGGGTTCGTTACCCTTCGAGCCTGCGCGGTAGACCGTGAGCCCCTTGAGTTCTGGCATATAGTTCAGTGCGTCTGAGACTAGATCGGCTGCATTTGCTCCCTCAGGAAGATTGATAGTCTTTGAGATAGCTGAGTCGATATAGCGTTGCCATACAGCCTGAACTGCCATGTGCTCCTCGGGAGTTACGTCGTATGCACCAACGAAGTGCTCCAGTGGCTTCTTGGCTTCCAGGTATTCCTTGAAGAGAGGATCGAGAACAACCTCCTGAGCCCAGGTATTAGCCTTACGGAATCGACGAAAATACATGGGCGCGAAGATAGGCTCGATACCAGAAGAAACACCAAGAACAATAGAGGTGGTGCCGGTAGGAGCAGACGTTAGCATGACTGCATTACGGATACCATACTTCTTGATGAGGAAGCGGATACGAGCAGGCAGAGTCTTAGCAAAGCCTTCGTTCAGGAACTTCTTAGCATCGAATGCAGCAAATGGTCCCTTTTCCTTGGCAATGTAGACAGAGGTCTTGTATGCCTCGTCACGGTAAGTCTGTGCAAGACGTTCGGTGAACTCCAGGCAACGCTCCGAACCATACTTGATGCCGAGCTTGATGAGCATGTAGTGATAACCGAGAACACCAAGACCAACACGACGAGACTTGTGAGCGACCTCACGGGTCTCCTGAACAGGGTAGGTGTTTACGTCGAGGACGTTATCAAGGAACCGAATACCTGCACGAACAGCAGCAGCGAAACGCTTCCAATTGAACTCACCATCCTCGTCAACCATGTTTGCGAGGTTGATGTGACCAAGGCAGCAGTTACCGTATGATGGAAGAGGAATCTCACCACAGGGGTTGGTGGCGTTCATTTCCTCGAAGTAACCAACGTTGGTGTAGCTGTTAGCCTTAGAAACGTTGAAGATACCAGGGTCGCCAGACTTGACAGCGTTATCCCAGATCTGTGCGAACAGTTCCATTGCCTTCAGGGGACGAAGCTCAAAGTTCTCGAACTGATCGCGGAAGTCGTTAAGGTAGTGCTGCTTTGCACGCTCAAGAGCGTCTTCAGCAGACGTGCCTACAACACGAACCTTGCTCGTGATCTTCTCACCAGTGTCTACACCATTCTCGTCGAGCTTTGGTGAAACACGATCACCGACGAAGATATAATACTTGCGGTTGTGGAACGTGAAGTGCCAGTCCTCACCGTTTTCACATGCCTCGATGAAGCGATCAGTGATTCCAACAGAGATGTTGAAGTTCTCAAGCTGGTTGAGGTCGAGCTTAACGTGAAGGAACTCAAGAATATCTGGGTGAGTAACATCAAGAATACCCATCAGCGCCGTTCTACGGTTCTTACCTGCACGAACGTGATTACCGATTTCGTTAATCATCTTCATGACTGAGACAGAACCAGGGGCTGAGTGCTTGATGTTTTGAATATCGTCACCCTTTGGTCGGATCTTTGAGAAGTTGAAACCGATGCCACCACCTGCACAAGAAATCTTATACATGTCCTGAATCGTCTTGCCAATAGAAGCAACAGAATCTTCAGGAACAATGACGTAGCAGTTCAGCAGGTTGTAACGAGCGCGTCCTGAGCCGAATAGGATTCTACCACCAGGAACTAAGTCACCATCTGATAGAACCTTGTAGAATCTATCTCTTACCTTTGGGCGATTCTCTTCGTTCTCACATGATGAGATGTGATCTGCTACTACTTTGCATCGTTGCTGCCAAGTCTTTTCTCCTGGTGC